GTATCATTTTGCCCTACCTCACCAGAGATTTCCATTTCCCAAGTATCATTTAAGGTAAGTACACCTGCTGAGAATCTTACATACATTCCTCTACCTACATGATCCCATCCACCTGTTACTATTTCATTCTCTACCATTTCATCTACTTGTAAGCCATCCGAGCTACTACCAAATGTTGAATATTTAACTGTGGAATCTGTACCTCTTTCAAGTGTTCCTGCTGTTGTAATCTTAATTTTAATTAAATCCCATCTAGCTGTAGGTCTGCCACGAACATCTACAATATCTGATGTAGATGAGGCATTTACAGATACTCTTCTTACTATGCCTTTATTCTTTTGTAAGGATTCTTGTTGGCTTATGGTTATCTCACCACCTCTTAACCTATCTAAAAAGCCTGTATTATCTTCGTTTGTTACTTTAGCCATCAATCTGTTAGATAGTTCCTCATCGTAGCTTTCTGTAATAAAACTAGCACATACATACGCTGTACATCTTACAATGAGTTCTGGGTAATCATTACCTGTTGCTGATGCGTTACCTACACCCTTTCTAGGGTAGATAGGCATACCCCCAGACATACTTCTAACGAAATCTGAGGCTCTTGCTATGTTTTTAGTAAGGTTAGCATCTTGATCTTCACCAAACTCCCATACACTACCATTAAGTGTGTTAGCACTTCCACCATGATTATAATACTCTAATCTACCATCAGCCTCTACATATCTCCATTGTCCATCTGATGATGGTTCAGAACCATGCTCAGCACCTAAATCCTTACCATCTTTAAATAATACGCTATATCCACTACCACCTGCTGAATGTAGATAGAATAGATGATTAGTTCCAGATGCTACCCAATTAGGAGCTAGTATAGATCGTTGATTATACTTGCCTAACTCTGGTAAAATAGCTTTTACATCTGATTGTGAACAATATGATGCCTCGTATGTACTCATTTAAGCCTCATTATGGTTAAAGTCTAAAACCTCAAACTCTACTAAGTTCTGTAACCTATATATAAGTTCAGCAACTTCACCTGTTGTTTTAGAACTTGGTGATATTAAATCTGTTAATGTTATTTGTTTAGATAGCTCTATACACTTATTTAAACTCTCAAAAGTGTTCATTAGTTCTATCTCTTCATTAAATACTTGCATAAACTTTGTATTCTTATCCATTTATTACTTCTCCCCAAACAGTTGCCTGTCCTTTTACTATTTCAATAGTATCTACTTGGAAGTTGCCTCTAGGTTTATCAAACCAAGTAACAATACCAAAAGCATGATTCCAATTATGTAGCCTACCTCTTAACCACTTATTCTTTTCTGCACTCATATCCTTTAAACAACCCATAGACCACGCTCCAATCGTTCCAGAATCCAATTTAGTAAGCGTATGGCGTTGTATATCATGGGTATGCCCATAGATGATATTACTTCCATAAGCCTCCAGATGTTTTTTTGCATGGTATGTAGTAGCGTATGCTCCATGTATAAAATTAACTTTTCCTAATTTTAAAGGTTTATTATAAGGCAGGTATTTATATCCTCTTTCATCCCATCTACAGGCTTTTCTAAAAGTATAATCTTTCATGTATGGGTATCTTTCTACAAAATTATCAAACCATTCATCATGGTTTCCTGCACAAATATACCTTTCCTTACATCCTATCTTATCTAATACAGCATCAAATTGATCTATACCTTCATTTATCTGTTTTAATTCTTCATCAATTAAAGGTAGTTGAAACTCCAAAGGTGGTAATTTCTTACCCTTGTACCTCCATGCAGAAACGCTTTCTGCCTCAGAAACATCACCTAAGTTTATAAATATATCTGGTTTAATAAGCTCTAAGGCTTGTAGAACCACATTTACAGCACTTTGATCATGTATTGGAAAGTGTTGATCTGGTATTACTATTGCTCTTTTCAAAAAACTATCTCCCCCATCGTTTTTTAGGTTTCTTAGGACACTTAGTCATAAACTGTATCCTGTTTTCATTTGTGGCTAATCCACAATAATCAAAATCTTGCTCTTTAGTTGCAAAAGGACAAATTCTATCTATTTTTATGCAATGACTAAACAATTATCCTATAATCTCTATATGTACTAAGTCATCGAAGTTATTATCCTTGATCTCACCATCAGAATCCCAATCACCACCCCATCTAACATAATAACCTAACTGCTTTGCTATTCCTCTGATCATACCACCCATGTAATGAAATCTTTCCCTGTCATCCCAATCTATTGGATATGGTGCTAGGTCTACAGCTTTACCTTCAAGATGCTTACTGTATTTAGTCTTTGTAGCACCCTTTTTAAGCAGTTCTTCTTGCCTCTCTGGTGATCTTATTCCTTCAATGATAGTTACATCCATAATATCAATAAGTCTATCTAAGACCTCTCTTAATCTTGGATCAATACCTACCATCCTTTGCTTTGATCTTTTACCAAATCTAGGCATTACTTCTTTTTCCTTTTTTTACCAAATTTAAACATTGATTTTTTCTTTTTCTTTCCTTTGCTCTTATGAGCTTTTTTTCCATAATGTGATGGCATTATTTACTCCTAGTTTTACTTGGACTCCATTTAACCTTATTTGCCCACCATGCAGGACTTAGCTTACCTCTGGCTATATTCTTGCGATGTCTAGCCTTAAATGCCCTTCTTTGAGCTACTGTCATGTTTGTTCTAACACCTTGCTGACCAAATCTAATTAATTTAGTTCTTGCACCAACTTTAGCTAATACAACATGGCTTTTAGTCTTATGCTTAGGAGTTCTTTTAGGGATGTTGAATCCTTTAAGTCCAAAGCGTTTTAGTCTAGGATCACGAGCCATTATTTTCTAGCTAATCCTTCAAGTACATCAGTAACAAGATCAACACACTTTTCAAAGAATATCTGTTCTTTTTCTTCAGATACAAAAGGTATATCAATCTTTTTATTTATTTTCTCAGCTAAATCCTCTTTGAACTCATCAGATTGTATATGCTCGATAATACCATCTGTGTATTTATCTCTAGCCTCATCTAATACTTTTGCTAATATTGCTTTCCCTAACATCTATATCTCCCTTTTTATTTTATATCCTAAATAAATAATGGTCATCACAGCTACTAAACATTGTAAGATTAGACTTACTTCAGCTATTGATAAACCATAATTAAATAAACTTGCAAATGATACTTTTAAACTATCCATTAAAGATTTTCCTTTAACTCTTCAATATCTTCTAAAATAAACTCTAAGATAATATCCTGCCTTACATCAGAAGGAATAGGATCATCTTGTTGTTCTTTCATTTCTTTTATATAATTAGCTGTACGCTGACTCTCAACCTCTAAGAATTGTATTCTAGTGTTAAGCTGTCCATAACCATATACTAATGCACCAATAAACCCTACTGCCTGTATAATCATAGGTAGTGAGATTTTTAAACTGCTTGAGTCTGATATGCCTTTAGATTCTGCCATTACTTTCCGTTTATCCTACCTTGCATATAATTAATCTGATTACTTAGCTCATCTATAGTTTCCGTCATCTTTTCATGCCGTCTATCTAGTTTGTCATCTAGAGAGGCTTTAAAAATGTTAATAGAATCAATCAACTTTACACAGATATTCATTGTATTATTTATCTCACTAGCCATTTGGCTTAAATCTGCTCTAATAGACTCTAAATCATCTGATTGTTCCTTTTGCGATTTAATAAGGTTCAGTATCATAAACCCAAACAAGCAGAGGCAAAAACCAACTGCTCCAATTTGTAAATAAGCATCTGCAAATGTTTCAATCATCGAACTCTCCGTAGCTCCCTGTTAATAAAGTAATTATGATTAATGTCATCTTCTGTTAATACTACTTTCTCTTTCTTTTTAAAATATTTAAAGGATTTAAATCGACCTCTAAGGATTTCTTGTACCATGCTTGAATTTCCTCTATCTCAGCATCATGTATTGACTTGAGGTCATCAAGTCGTTGTGAATGTTCGATAATTGCTGATTCAGCCTCTCTAAGTCTCTGCTCATAAGTAAAGACTGTCCAACCAAAAATAGAGAATGCAATAATGCAGTTAATAATAAACCTAACATTGAAAGATACGATGAGATTATCAGATAATGTCGTAACCCCATAGCTCCTGTATGTTTTCTGTTTCTCATCACTCATACCTCATAACCTGCAATAGACCAACCTCCATCACAACTACCTAGAAGGATTAAACCACCTAACACAAATAGTAAGAATAGAATAATCTGGATGTAATCTTTAAAATCTTCGTTCATGGTTTGTAATACTTATAAAAATCTTCTGGGTTTTCTTGATCTACTACAACAAAAATAGGACTTACTATATTGTTCCCTGTTCCAGAACCTCCTACAATAGCATATAAATATCTACCATCTTGATAAGGTGATCTGATTGTGTCATTGTCAAATAAATGCAGAAAGCTAGTATCACTAAATACAGGCACATAAGTACCTTCTAACACCTCATTTACCTCTATTCTGCGATTATTATTGTAATCATTGACCTCACCTATGCTTACTGTTCTATGAGGCTGTGAAGGGAATTTACCCATGCCATTTATTTCTACCTGTTGGTTGTACCACATCTGGGATGCTTTAACTATTTTCTCCAGATTAGCCTTAGTTTGTTTAGCTTTAGCTCCCTCACCGATACGACTAAAAGCAGGAGCAGAGGTAGTTGCCAAAGTAGCCATGATAGCCATAGTAACTGCGAACTCAGCAAGACTATTTCCCTTTTTACTGCAAATACAATTATAAATACAACTGCACATATTACTCAATAGATGAACTCCACTCATCGCCAGACAATATATCCATTATCTGAGCGTGTGAATACTTATCATAAGAGCTAAACATGGCAGGATCATTATCTACATCATTATCACAAGGAAACTTGAGTAATGCTTTAGAACTATCTCCCTCATCTCCGTTGTTCTTTCTAAGCGTTTCTTTACTTGATTGTATTGCATTAGCTATAAAGGCATTAGATACAGGAATAGCTCCTAATAGCTCTGATTTGCTCATATCTGAGGTATATTCATAGCCATAGCTATCCATCCATGCTTTTATCTGTGCTACTGTATTTGAGTCTGTAGGTGCATCTGCTGAATCAATATCAGCTACAGGCACGATCATATATGCCCTGTTTTGCCACCTACCACTATAGTCATCTGACCATCTGTTTGTTACTTCTTCACTCATAATTTTCCTCTAAGGTGTTGTTGTTGAACGATTAGTATCACCTTTTGCATAGCCATTAGGTTCTGCGTTTGGTGAACTTTTTAAATCTGCTGATTCTGTATTGGTAGCAGTACCATGATTTGAGTTTCCACTTCTATCGTAGATAGTACCATCACCCACATCACTTAATCCTGTTTTAGCATCTAAAGCACCCATTGCCCAATAGCCAACTAAGTTATCTGAGTAACTATCAAGTAGGTTACCATGTCTACCTAAAGTGTAGATTGCACTAACTTCTGTTGCTGAAAGTGCCTTATTCCACATAGCTGTTTGACCAATTTTACCATTAAAATAGGATGATACTCTTCTTCCTAAATACAAAGAAATATCTGCATTTTGCATAGTACCTGCGTGTGAACTTGTACCATCAACACTACCATTTAGATAAAGCACTTGGTTAGTGCCATCATTTGTCCATAGTACATGATACCAAGTATCAGCAGATATAGTTGCACTTCCTGCTGTAAATTTTCCTACATTACCTGTTAATTTAAAATCATAACTTAATACATTAGCGTAAATATATAATGACCACATTCTATTAGAACCACCATCATCTCTTGATGCTAAAAAGTCTGTAGTAGTTCCATCTCTTTTAAACCACATAGAAAATGTCCTTTGTGAAACAGTATCAAGTGAAGTGCCATCACCACAATCAATATATTCATTACTTCCATCCAAGTCTATAAAGTTATACGCAGAGTTTACTCCTGTGAGAAAGGATTGGTCTGGTAGAACTGAGGAATAGACTAAATCAGCAGAGTCTTGATTTGTCATTGTGCCGACATTGCCTTGTAATTCTTCAAGAGAAAGATTAGTAAGGTAAACAATAGAACCACTTGAATTATTTATTGAGCGTATTGAAGCATCCGTAGCGTGTTGTGCAACCATATAATGAGTATATGTAGTATCTGTTTCAGTTATTGAAATATCAGTATTAGAAGCTCCATCTCTTACTCTTATTTGAGGAGTTCCAGAACTATTACGATAAGCATTAAATTGAACTTTATAAGTTTTTCCTACTGACAAATCAGAAGATAATAAATAACTGTCTCTGAACCATGCCATATCAGATGCACCACTATCATCTGCAATAGATACCCCACCTGTAATATTGCTTATAGTTGAACCATCACCATTATCTGCAAACCCAGAAGTAGTTAGATTATCAACTAAATCCACTCCAAGAACAGGCTCGGTTACATCGATTAAAGCAGGGTAAGTATCTGATACTTCTGATTGTAGGACTTCTTTGACTGAAATGCTATTAATTTTACCATCAAATCCCGAACCTTGTGAGAATAACCTAATATATTTATCACTTGCATCATTTTGGTAATAAAAAGTGTGTGTACTTGCTCCACTTACACCACTTGCAATATTTGTACTTGTAGCATATAATATAAAAGTTCCAGAAGTATATTCTGTTATATCTATTTCTATTTTATATAATTTATTTGCTAAAAATTGATTTATACTTGATTGTGTTACAAAATATGTATAATTACCTACATTAACATCTAATACGCTATTAACGACACTTGCACTACTTAAAGTCCAATTTGTATCTCCATTAGAAAAATCTGAATTAAGAACTCTTTGTATTAACTCTTCTGAACTACTATCAAATGCACCTAAATCATATCCTGCAACCATTTGCTGTGCTATGTCATCTGATGCACCATTTGTGATAGTACCATCGTTTGAGTTAGAACTTGAATCTGCTATGGTAGGATATGCTTTACTTGTGTCATCGCCCATTCTCCAATAACCAACCAACCCACTAAGTGAAGATTCATCATAAGTAATTCCTTGCTGATAGATAGCGTAGATTTCTTCTGCTGATTTGGCTACATTGTAAACTGCAAGTGAAGATATAGAACCATCAAATGGATACCCAGAAGAATAATAAGCACCAATAATGGTTTTTAGACCACTAAAATCCATATCAGACGCAGATGGAAATGTGCCACTTGCTGTTCCTACTGATACACCATTTAAATACATTTTTGAATTAGACTCATTTCCTACACTATAAACACAAACTACATGATTCCAATCAGTTGATGTAAATGAGGTATGATTTATATTCCAACTAACTGCATTCAATTTAAATCTTAATATGTTACTTTCTAATGTAATTGAAAACTCACCCTGTGTATTGCTAAAACTTCCAATATTAAATAAACCATCATTCCCACTTGTTACATCTGCTTTAAACCATAGAGAAACTGTTAAACTACCTGCATAGTCATCTCCAAGTGATGTACCAAGTCCTGTACCACAATCGATATAATCATTACTACCATCAAAATCCACTACAGAAAAGCGATTGTCTCTTACAGGAATAAACCTCGATTTTGCCATCTGTGAAATGGTTTGAGCATCGAGTGCTGTTTGATGTATTGCTAAGTTTGAAATCTTACCATCTGCATAATAACTATCATACCTGCCTATATGAGCATCTGCACCGAGATTTTCCATTGCAACATAAGTGCCTGCTCCTGAAAGAGTAGTTGAAACATTTTCTCCGTTAATATATAATTTTATTCCTGCATTTGCACTTGTTCCCCCTCTTCCGTCATAAGTAGCACAAACATGAAACCAAGAACCTTCATAACTTGCTAAAGAAGAATTATAGTAAGCTAATTCATAGGTATTTGATACACTTTCATCATACAGTTCAAATGATAATGTGTTACCTAAATTTATCCAAAATATATACTCAGCACTTGTATTATAAATTCCTTTTGATATTATTGGAAACCCTGTCGCATCTACAGGATTAATCCATGCAGATATGCTAAATGGGGTGTCTGCTGAACCAATACCAAATGATAAATCATCATCATCTGCAACACTCACATAATCATCCGTACCATCAAAGTCTAAATAGAAGTCCTGTCTTGCGATTGCAGTAGTGGATTCTGGTTCTGCTTTGTCTCCACAGCGTAACCAAAGTTTAAGATTACCTGTCCTGTCCGTTCCGTATGATGCTGATTTACTAAGATCAATTACCTTACCATTGTTGTATATGGAAGTAACATCTGAGGCACTTAAAGCAGTATCCCAAAATGCAACCTCATCTAATTGAATTTCTCCATAAATATTTAAACTTCTACCAAGATACTTTACATCAAAATCACCAGACCTTGTAACACCTGTTGTTACATAAGAACTTCCATTATATACAGTTGCAAGAGAACCATTCAAGTACCATATAAAATTATCACTTGAATCTCTTACAGCTAATACATGATGCCATACACCAACTGCCATATCTGTATCAGAAAGTATAAGATTATTAGCTATCCTCCATCTTGGACTTGTTGGGTGTACATAAAAATAATCTTGGTCACCACTTGCCTTGCCAAGTACATATTCAGCACCACTTGAATTATGTTTTACCCAAAACGACACAGTAAATGCACCACTAAAAACAAATTCATCTTCAAATTCTAAATAATCATTAGAACCATCGAAATTGAAGGAATGAGTTGAACTAAATGCTATCCAATTCTTCCATCTGGTCATAAATGAGCCAGAACCACCATGCTTGTGGAATAGTCTTGTATTTAAGCTAGTGCCTGTACCAGATGCCCAATCTCTCCATTTAGAGTTATTGGAAGTACCAGATGCACCTTCAGAATCTAAAAAATCACCTAAATTAGTATTAAGTGAACCCCCACTATTATCGTGATCATATTGTTCTTTTATTTTTTCGTTAATATTATCTGGCATATTAAATCTTTTATTTTAAGTAGGGGGGCAGTTGCCCACCCCCCATATTATTGATTAGCTATTAAGCTATGATCTGAGAAAGTACCTCAACACCATATCCATCTATGATTTCTGTAGCACCACAGAAACTAGATACAACAATGTTAGAGCGTAGGAAAGAACCTTCCCTATACTCTTCAACTCTCATCATTTCACCTGCATAACCGAATCCGATAGCCTCAGATACGAAAATACCACCCTTAACAGATGATGCAGTACCAGAACTTCCACCATCATTATCAGTAATGGTAAACTCTGGTGAAGAATACATATCAATACCTGCTATCTTGGAAACAAATCCATTTCTAGCACCTTCATCTTGTATTCCTGCACCTGCAAATTGAGCAGATGTTACTAGGTCATTATGTACTCCATAAGTTCCCCATATCTGTCTAGGCTCTAAAACTGCATGAGGTTGCCCCGGTGCTGAGTTCTGCTTTAAACTAGATAGAGCATCAAAAAGATTATCTACAGTTAAAGCTGAATTGTTAGCACCTACAGCGTTTGAAAAACCATCATAGAGTGCGTTTACTAATGAGTCTAACTTAGATGCCATTGCATTACCTGCTAATGCACCTGCGTTAGCATATACATCATCAGCGTTTGATAACTTAGCCTCATCATAGATAGGTAGCATAACACTATACATATCTAAAGTGATTGTTTTCTTTTCAGAATCCAATGCTGTAGATGGGGTTACTGTACCCTCTGCTGTAGCATCAACATCTGCTGATGTTACTTTGTTAGAACCTGCGTTATAAGCTACGAAAGTAATCTGATCTGCTTTTGGTTCACTCTTTTGCTTTACCAAAGGCACAGATACACTTGCCTCACTAAATTTAAGAATAGCCTCTGCCTCAATAACCTCTAAAAGGCTACCTGCGTAATTCCCACTATCTCCTGTTGCCATTATTTATTTTCCTTCCTTCCAAATATAGAATCCCACTTATCTTGTGAAATATGAGAGAAAGTTGATCTTATATCAGAGAATGGTACTTTTTCCTGTCCTACAGACATTCTAAAGCCTTCCTCATAAGGTACTTCTTCATTTCCCACCATATAGATATGCTCTCTATCTTTCGTAATAGCAGATTTAATATCCCCTTCAATCTCTAAGCCTGTTGTAGGGTTATTATCTACCGATTCTAGATGTGAACTTTTCTTTAATTTGCTCATAAGTGGTTCTATCTATCTTCCCAGATACATGGTCTTTTACAGCCTCTTTTAATGTGGCATAACCCTGCATCCCTGTAGAATCTGATGTATCTACACTTGGAATATTTGATTTTGTTTTAATTATCTTACCATGAACTGATCTAAGCTGTGCTAGATTCAATTCCTTAAAATCTTCCCTATCTTCTTCTGGGAAGTCTGAAAGCAGTTTCTCTTTCTCTGCTGTGCGTTCAGCTTTATACTGATCCACTACAGGAGTAAGTTCACTAAGCTGTTTGGCTCTTTCTTCTGCGAGTGTTTTCCACTCTTCATTTTCTTCCAACTGTTTCTGCCTCTCAGCCTCTTGAGCTTTCCTAAGTTCAGCTATTTCAGATTCTGCTTTCTGTAATCGTTCTTTCTTTTGCATGACCTCACGCAACAATTCAGACTCACGATCACTTATATTGTCTGTATTGTTCTGGCTTTCAGTAGCCAACTCTTGTACACTCTCTTGTACTTGTTCTTCCATTTTTTCCTCCATATTAATGAAATCTATCTGCCTATTTTTAAGTTGATAGGCTTTGCAGTTTCTTTATCTGCATTTCTTTTAATTCTTTTGTTCATAAGTTTGAATGTTAGTTTTAACGCTTTATTACTTAATGGCTTTCTATTAGTGGTTATTTCCCTACCCATATCTGCGTTCCATTGTACTTTTTTAGCATTAGTACCACTCCATCCTATAATAACACTATCATCAGTAAATCCTTTTGTTGATAATCCATTTAACATATCTCCTGTAAGTGTTAAATCAACTTTATTACTTGAAGTACCTCTAAATAATTTTGGTTTTCTAGTTGGATAATCTTCTGCATATATTCTTACAGCTTTACCCTTTATTTTTTTAGTAAACCAAAAAGGTGTATGCGTTTTGTACTTTTTAAACTTTTTACCATGAACATCCCTACCTCTTTCTCTAGTATTAGCAATAATTTCATCAGTTAATTCATCACCTACATCTCTCCAAAACATTTTATCAAATTTTGGTATATTAGCTAACTTACCCAACCTTGATACCCTCTACAGTTACAGGGTTAAATGTTTTCTTTTTATCTATAAAAGAAGATGCTTTTTCTGGCTTCATTAACTCCCTTGATCTTGATGTTTGTTTTCTCCAATGATGTCTGCAATTATATCCTGCTGAATTAGAAAAAGTATTTGGAAACCTAGCATCTATCTCTGCTCTGGTTAATGCTCCTACACTAGCCATTAGTAAGCATATATCTCTGGTCTTACTATCTATAACACCTATATAAACATACTTCGCATTAGGATCATCAAACTCTGCCATCTCTACCTTAACATTACGCTCAAATTGATTCAGAGCAGTATTAGCTAGGGTTTCTGCTTGATCTGCCCTTAAAACGCCACCTGCACCCCTTAAAATACCATCTGCTATCTCTCTTTCAGTAGCACCTGCTATAACTCCCCTTGCTACTTCTTTCTTAATAGCCTCACCTATACTACCTGCCTGTTTAATATAAAAACTTCTATCCATCTCTCTTAAAGCTGTTAAGGACTCTGCTGTAACTGCACCTGTCATTTCCATAGCACCTAATACATTTTCATACTCTAGCATTAGCTTATCTATATCAGCATTTAGGTTAAGTTGGTTAAGGATAATATCTTCCATATCCAACCCCTGCAATACGAGTAGTATCTCATTCTTACTGAGTCCCTGCTTTTGTAGGTCAAATATCTGCTCTACAAGCTCTTTCTGTATTCGTTCTACTGCTTTAGCGTATTCTAGTGATGCTGTTTCTTTAGCCACGCTGTAATGCCTCTAATAACTTGTTAGCAGGTTGTTCTGGTTGCTCT